GCAAACCCAGCAGGCAGATACCCAGCCAATGTCATGCACGATGGATCTGAGGAGGTGCAGGATATATTTAAGGATAAAGCACGATACTTTTATTGTGCGAAGGCAAGTAAAAAAGATAGAGACGAAGGCAATGAACACCCAACAGTAAAGCCAACGGAGTTAATGCGTTATTTGTGTCGCCTGGTGACACCGAAAGGTGGTGTTGTGCTTGACCCATTTATGGGTAGTGGTAGCACAGGTAAGGCAGCCGTCATGTCAGGTTTTAAATTTGTAGGTATAGAAATGGACGAGGAATATTTTGAGATAGCATGTGCTAGGATTAAGAAAGCACAAGAACAGAGAAAATTGTTTTGAGGAAAAAAAATGACTGAGTGGCATGGTGGCAAAGGCAGTCGTGATCGCACAAAAGATCGTGATAAATTCAATGAAAGTTTTGAGAAAATATTTGGTAAAAAAAGACACAAAGGAGAGAAAGTGGATACAAAGAAACGCAAAGACGATTGTGCAAAAATTGTACAAAAACGGCTGTGCAATGCAGAAAAGCCCGATTGCACACCCCCCTCTGTATCACGCATTCTTACAGGTTTTAGGTGGTTGTGCAGTTGTGCAGTTGCACATGCCTGCACATACGCACATGCACGGCTGAAAGCCCCATTCCTACAAGTATGTGCAGTTGTGCGGTTGTGCATCTCTATAGAGAACTATAGAAAGGTGTGTATTAACATACACCTTTACTTAGGAGAGATAGGTTTCTCTAAGAGAAATATAGTGAGAATTTAGACATGGCAGGAAAGAAAAAATTAACAAAAAAACAAGAGAAATTTATCGATCTTATGGTGTATCAGGATTACAACCAGACTAAGTGTGCTCATCTTGCAGGCTATGAAAATCCAGGTGTTGCTGCGACTAGGTTATTGAGTGAGCCAGGTTATGAACATGTGCAAGAAAAGATCAGAGATTTGAAAGCTATTCAGAGGAAGAAGAATGAGATTACTTTTGAGGGTATAGCCAATAAGTTAGCAGAGATAAGAGATGTGTCTTTAGCTGATGGGAGTTATGGGCCTGCGGTCACGGCAGAAATTGCGAGGGCAAAACTTGCAGGCCTTATGGTAGATAGAAAGGAGCTGAAGATACACAAGATAGATAACATGAGTAGAGAGCAGTTAGAAAGTAGATTGCAAGAGTTAGTCTTGCAGAATCAGATCATACTTGGCACGGCTGAGGAAGTTAAAGATGATAAGACTATTGAGGATCAGACTGATCCAGAATAGCCTGTATTCTATCTTTTGCTTCTTCTAACTTGCGTTCACAATACTTTGCGACCTTGATACCTTTCTCAAAGTTTTCTACTGATTGTTCAAGTGATATGTCGTTGCGTTCTAGTTCTTTGACTAACCCTTGCAACTTTGATAGTCCTTTCTCAAACGACATTACATTTCCTGGAACATGGCATAGACCATGAGTAGCACTATGCCTACGACTGCGAATAAACTCATGTCCATTATGCTGTCCTCTGAACTGTGTATTTTTTACTGATAGGATCTCTCCAAAAACAGAACTTGCGTTCTTTGAAGTTCTTGGTATAAAAATTCATTCGGTATCTGTAAGCCTCTTTTTTAGTAAGACCTGTTATAGCATCTCCGATCTCCAAGCTGTTGAGTGCTTGGGTAAATGCGTTCCTGTATTTTTTCCTGTCGCTTACGATAGGAACATCTTTAGTTATTTTGTAGTTCATTCTCTCTCCTTTTTTTATCAAATAGTTTTCTTTGTTGTTCATGTTCTTCAACTTGCATCATGTCTATTAGATCTTCTGTCGTGTGCGGACTTGGTATCTTTTGTTCATGGTTAGTGTTAGACCATTGGATAAGTTCGCTATCATCTTTGTATATGATTTGAGTTTTCCAAGGCTTGTCTTCGCTTTTGCGTTCGTGCAGTAGCATCTTGATTCCTTTTCTCCATTCCTCCAAGCGAATGAGTTTGCGTTGAAGTTCTACTTTATCTTTATACTGCGTCATGGTTCAGCTCCTAAAATTTTGATCTGTCAAATAAAGTGTAGCAATTAATACTATTGCTAGTGTTGTGTAATAAGTTATTTCAATCGTTGTCATGTGCGACTCCTTGAATTTTTGCGTAGTCATTACAGTTAAAACAGAAACCATTTCGATTTGCGAAATCTGTTATTGGACTTCCACTTTGATCGTGCGTAGCCACATTCAAAGACTTACATTCATGGCAGTGTGGCTTTTGGTTTTTATACCACATTTGTTCATAAAACATATCTGCGTTCTCATGGTCTTGTTGTGCGTGTGAGATTATGCTATCAATCATATATTCTTTTTTGATCTGATTATTTACAAGAGCATTAAGTATTTTTTTAAAATCACGTCCGACATACTTTTGTAGCCATCTGTTTAAATCCTCATATTTAATCATTTGACACCTCCTCTATTACTTCCTCTATATCAGATTTAAAAGTATCAAGCGTATATGTATCATTACCTGTAGCAATACTTTCAATTAAAGCATTTAACTGTCTTAATGCTTCTTGCTCATCAGTTAGTTCTTCTTTCATGTTATACAAATCCCAGTCAAAATCTCCCTTCATGACTTTTGTTTTGTTTAGATAATGTTCTGTGAATCTACTTATAGGTTTACTCATTTGCTTTCTCCTCATAACCAAAGACTTGGTCATTCTTACTTCTGATTTCTGCGACCATTTCTTTGAAATCATACTCTTGTTGTTCTTGTCCGGAATAAAATTCTCTATCGACTATTTCCCAATCCTGGACAACATAAACTCCGTTATCAAAGTTACAAGTATCAAGCTGTTTATAAGTGCCTACTCCAAGAGATAGTGTTCCACCTAGTGCGTTTCCCATTATTTGTGATAGCCTTGCGATTGCGTAGCTTGGATCAGATTGACACCTAACTCCATATAATTTTGCTACATGGAGCAAAGGCTCGACTGTATCTCGCCCTCCGCTCCAATGTAGATATAACGACCTCCAGTCCTCTTGCGGTCTATTGTCTTCTTTTATTGTTATTACAGCTCTATTACCCATTTTTAAGTCCTCCTATAAAATAATTAAAGCGATTATTACAAGCACCAAAGCTGTAGGCTTTAGCACATACCAATTAATTCTAAACATAAGACTTTGTTCTGCTTGTCGCTTGAAGTCTTGTTTAAATAGTTTCCATTCTTGTTTAAGTTTCATTTCTTCCCCTTTTTATTAGTCCATATTAAAGTTCTTTCTTCTTTGCCATTTTCTAGGATTTCAACTCTTTCTAATTTAGAAGAAATTTTTGGGTGCATACTCGCAATAACTTTTTCTTCATTATCCGGAGTCCATAAATCTATCCAAGAATTTTGGAATAAATCAAATTGTCTATAAGATATTTTTGGTTTGTTTAGTTTTACAATATATTTTTTCATTTTTCCCCCTTAATATGTTTAATTAAATCTGCGTATCTTTGCTCGTCTTGTTGTGTTGGACAATAGTTTTTCAGAACAACATTTAGAGCAAATATAAGCATTTCTTTTTGTGATTTGGTTAGTTTCATTTCTCCCCCTCCATGAGTTTTATAGATACAATTTCGTCATTGTATATACAATGTATGCTTTTTAAATTTTCTAACATAATAAACAAATCAAGTAAGTTTTTAGCATAAATGTCATACATGGTAGTTTCTAATTTCTTACCATGTTTAATACTGTTTGTTGTTGTTGTGATTCTGTAGTTCATACTTCCTCCACTTGGTTAAAATAATCCTCAACTTTATATCTCAAACCAACGAAATCTTTTTGATTTAATTTAAATTTTTGATCTGATTCATAACATTCTAAATTGTCGTTGATTTGATTTTTTATTGGATTATGTATTTTCTTTGCTTGAAAATACTCATGGTTTAAGTCTATTAGTTTGCTAACGATAGCAAGTTCTTTTGTTGATAAGTTCATTTTTTCCCCTTGTTCTTTTTAAACTCTTTAGATAAAGAATTAGTTATTTTGTTTAGTAAGGCATAAAATTCTTTTTCTGTTGTTGGGAGCCAATAGTCGTCACTTCCGTCTGGATTACCAACAAAGACCGGTATATGTTCTCCTGGATTATTTGGATAGTAAGGCACAAATTCTCCCTCACCTTCTGCTTTCCATATTAAATGAACTAACATGGCAAGTTCTTTTTCGTTTAAATTAATTCTCATTATTTAACCCCCATTTCTATACAAAACTCTATGAGTTTACTTTCTAGTTTAAGCATGGTTTTATTATTAATGTTGTAGTGGTTTAATGCCTTGATAATATAATCGTGCATTACTTCTTTAATATCAGACATATCTAACCATTCGTTAAATTCTAACTCCATGTCTTTTTTAATTTCTTGTAGTATCAACTTTTGATATTCTTGTTGATAGCGATTAAGTTCAGATTTGTATAAGGATATATTTTGTTCTAGTTCATTAATCCTTTTTGCTGTTCTTGAATCTTCTGTTGATTCAGTAAATGTTGTGTTCATATTAACTCCTTTTTGAAGTCATAATCGCCCTCACTCATACTTTCAACCCATGTCCATTCTCCATTTATTTTATAAAGAATATCTTTAAAACATGAACTGCCGTGAACAACTAGAGCAATATCTCCACACCAACCTGGACATTCAGGA